ACCCACTCGGTCGGGGTCACGATCGCCGTCCCGCATACGCGGTTCGCGCCGACGCCGAATATGTCGCCGCTGGAGATCGCGTTCCGGAAGGGACAAGAGGCTAAGCGCCTCGGCCGTCCGGCGGAGAGCCCGCACACGGACAATGAAGTGGGCGAGCTTGCAAAAGAATGGGAACGGGGATATGGGTCATGAACATGATTTGGGTAACAGCGCCGAACGGGGTCAGGTTCGAGATCGACCCCGAGAAGATCAGCGTCCTTGAGCCGGCTCAGCCGGGCATGTACGCGCCGGGAGCGAAGGCGGTTTTTCGCGTCGATGGCGAGATGCATGCAGTCAAAGAAACCGTCGCTCAAATCGACACCATGCGTGGGGCGGGAAAATGAAGGACGCTCTGGGGCACGGGAGCGTGAGCAATGCGGACGCGGCGAATGCGCTTGCGAGCGGCGCGAAGTCGGCGATCGTTCCAGTCCATGCTAGTATGAGCGAGGACACTGCACTCGAAATATCGCGGCTCGAACGCCGCGCGTATGAGAACGTTAGACGGAAAGCAGCTTCGCAACAGTTGGGCGAAGCGTGGAAGGGGCTAGGTCAATGAAGGACGCTCTGGGACACGGCAGCAACCCGCAAGGCTTGATGGTCGCGCACCAAACGGGAGTGCGTAAGGCGATCGGCTTCAAGGTCGAGAAGCATCTCGCGTTCTCCGGCAGAACGGCCGCCGGCCAGCGCAACCTCGCGACCGGCAACGTCTGGGGCAAGGTCGCTGGCGGCAAGCGGCGCGCGGTCGCGGAGAAGATCGCGATGGGCGCGCGAATTGACAACCCGAACTCAAGGATCAGGATCAGATGAAAGACGCACTCGGACACGGAAGCAACGGCCTGCACGCGGGCGGCGTCAACAAGATCGGCAATCTCCCGGTCCACCCGAACGAGCTGCGCACGATCCAGAAGAACCCATGGGGCGCGAGCGTGAAGCCGCAGACCGGTGTCTCGCCGACGACCGGGTACATGGTTTCGATACAGGGCCGCACTCAGAGCCCGACCTCGGCGGCGCTCGCCGGTCCGCAGGGTGCGAGCATCATTCGCGACTACGCGCGCAACAACTCCGATCTGTTGCAGAAGCCTGACATGCACATCGGGAGCCGGGCCGACGAAACCGGTCGCACGCATCTCGACGTGTCGCAGAACATCCCTGATCGCGCGACTGCTGTCCAAGAGGGGCGTCGTCGCAATCAACAGGGTATCTGGGATGTTGCCCGCAAGAAGTTCATCGGCACGGGCGGCACGGGAGACGCGGCATGATCAGTGCAACGAAGAGCCACGTGAAGTGGGATCGCGGCAATCGGAGTGTGACCGATGACGAAGCTGCTGACGTTCTTGCAAATGGCCATCCGAAGAGTGGTCCGCCGAGTTTTCCTGAGCCCGCTAAAGTTCTGCCGGGCGCGCCGGGCGCTGGCGCGGCTCCGGGCGCGAACGGCCCGCCTACGACAGGCGCGTCGGTAGGTCCGGGCGGGCCATTGGGTTCGATCTAATTCCCAGTTGTCCCGGAGAAGCTCTCCGCGTATGCTTGCGAAGAAATTCCAACTATCGCAAGGATTATGCACATGGCACTTCGTGGCTCAGGCGTTGTAGCAAAGACCATCGATCCCCCGATGCAGGATCGCATCTCCAACAGCCCCGTCGATCCGCGCGCTGGCGCCGCCAAGCGGACCCAGACCAAGTTTCCGGTCAAGCCGGGCATGACCGATATGGTCAAGGGCTCCGTGTCATCGTTCGCCGGCCCGAAGAACCCGGGCGTCGGCCCGGATGCCTCCAGCTCCAATCCGCTTGACCCGTCGCCGACCGACAAGATTTTGCGTCGGCAGCCGCAGGAGATCAAGTCCTCGTGGGGCATGGTGGACGCCAACGGTCAGTCGGTCAATGGCAACCTCGGCAAGGCCATCCTCGACGAAGCCGGCCGCCTCGGCCGCTAACCCATGCCAACCCCCGCATGCTCGTGGCAAACCTTCTGCGGCTTCTTTCTCGCCGCATTCGGGGCCGCGACAGGTTGGGGGATGGGCCTCTTCGTTGTGGCCCAAGTCACGCGAGCCATCGTGCGGCTGTTCGGCCTAACCTGAAAAGAGACGACCATGGCGATTGATGTAGTCGGAAGCAAAATGAAGTCGGACAATGGCTATGGCCAGAACGGCTATAGTGGAAGTTCGAGCGATCTCCCCGGCCAGCACACTACCTCCGGCTTTCTGCCGCAGGCCACTGTGCCAGCCGACTGGGGCCAGACGCGCCCCATGTCCGCCGAGCAGAAGGTGCCGACCACGAAGGGCATGCGCTCGCGTAGTGGCGAAGGCGGAGTGATCCCGGCCGCCAATACCCGGCGTGCGGCCAAGCCCGCGCCCAATCGTTCGTTCCAACGGTAACCCTTCCGGGGCGCTACGCGCCTCGGTTTCAACAGTCCCGACCATGGAGAGCCCAAAGTGTTGAAACTCGCATCGCTGTCCCTCGCTGCGCTTCTCTCCGTCGCTTCCCCCGTCCTCGCCAAGCCCCCGATCGCTGCGCCGCCCACGGCGAAGTGCATCGCACCGACCAAGTTTCCAGACGCCATCCGCGTCGAAGGCGCCGCTCTCGTCAAGCTCCGAGAGATCGCTCGCGGGCTCCCGGATCAAGTCGATCTCGTGCTTCTGCTCAAGACCGCTCCCGTCGCCGTCGCCTTCGTCAACGGCTGCGCGGTCGGCTTCGGGCAGCTCGCTCCCCTCGGGCTGAAACCCGCCGATGATGGAGCGATCTGAGATGGCCGAGAAAAATAACACGTGCGCTCCGTCGAGTTACGAGAAGCGCCTCCAGCGGCAGCTCGCGGGTATCGAGAAGCATCTGGAAAATTTCCCGAATGACAAGCTGAGCCAGATGCGCGCAGCTACAATCCGATCGGAGCTATCAAAATGAGTTGGTCGATCTCAAAAATGGGGCTCTCGAAGCCCGTCCTCGCCGCGATCAAGAAAGAGCGCGCCACTACGGAGATGAGCGAGCCCGAACAGCTCGTCAGAGACCTCGTCGTCGGCGCGATCAAGCTCGCGCTCCGCGACATGCCGGATGATATGCCGGTCGAGATTTCCGCAAGCGGAAGTCAGTCCGATGTCGGCGACGGTACGTCAGTGAATTCGTTCACGGTCACCGTCACGCCGAAGTGGGGCTTCCTGAGCAAGTGATACAGAACCTCGGATGTAGCTGAGCTGCACCCGACGTTTCGTATCAGAATTACGCGAGCGCGCATGTGCGCCTCCCATCGGCTGGGCCGATGCACGACTATTGGAGGATATCCGCATGAGCGGCATTGATGACACCGATCTCGCTGATCTTCTCGGCCCCGATCCACTCGGTGCCGAAGCCGAAGAAATTCTAGTTGATGTGACCCCGCCGAAATCGCGTCCCATGGGCGCAGCGAGCCGAGGCGTCCTAGAACGATCGCGCAGCTACCCCGTCAACGCTGCCGCCCGAGCAAGGCTCCCTGACCGCCTCAGCCGTCTGCTCAAGAACATCTCTGAAATCCCGATCGCAACGGACGCCGCGCGCCGCGCCGGCATTAGCCTGTCCCAGCTCAAGTATATGCTGCAAAAATCCAAGGAGGGTCGCTCCGGGGACGGGTATGACGTGGCCCTTCCGGAAGGCGAAGATAACGGCACCCCCGATAACACCGAACGGTTTCACGTCGTGTGGGAAGATGCGATGAGTGAAGGCCTCGGCAAAGCAGAGACGGCCGCGTGGGCTCTCGGGGTCGGCTTCAACGAAATCCAAGCTCACAAGGGTCGTGTCCAATACCGAATTGACCCGGAGAAGTACGATCTGTTCGTTCTGCTCGGCGACCCCATTGACGAGCGCAACCCGAGCCTATGGCTTCGCGATGAAGTTGGGGCTCCAGTCCCCGAGACAATCTTCAAGCAGGACCCGGATATGCTCCGGTGGCTGCTCGAAAACCGCAAGCCGAAGGAATATGGCAAGCGAGCTGCTCTCGATCTGAATGTTACGGGCGGTGTTCTCGTGGTCGGTATGAAGGCGGCTACGTCGGAAGAGCTAAACGAAATCGAAACCGAATATCGCAAGGTCGGTCGTCCCGCCGTCACGTTCGAAGAGAGCGACGGGGACGTGTAATGGGTTTTCCTTGCGTAGCAAAATTTGTCCAAGATAGGAATGGGGCTTACGTCCCATACTATCTTGACGACGACAATGTACTCAGGGCCGCGATTTGGTGCCCGCAACCGGGTTCGCAGGAGTTCTTTCTGGCGGACCCGACGATGGAAGTTCTCTACGAGGGCACGCGCGGCCCCGGCAAAACTGACGCGCTCATCATGGACTTCTGTCAGGATGTTGGCAAGGGCTGGGGCGCGGAGTGGAAGGGCATTCTGTTTCGACAATCGCATCCGCAGTTGCGCGACATCATTGAGAAGTCGAAGAAATGGATCAAGCGCATTTGGCCGGATGCGATCTACAACGAAGTCAAGACGATGTGGGAGTGGCGGACAGGCGAGCGCCTGTACTTTGCCCACTTCAATGTCCGAAGCGACTATGACAACTATCACGGCCACGCTTATCCGTGGATTGGTTGGGAAGAGTTGACGAACTGGCCGAGCCCGGACTGCTATATCAGCATGTTCTCGTGCTCGCGTTCGACGATCAAAGGGATGCCGCGCAAGGTGCGCGCGACGACGAACCCCTATGGCGTCGGGCATAACTGGGTCAAGGCACGTTGGCGGCTGCCGATCAACGGCGAGACGATCAACGGCCGCAAGCCGACAGTCGGTCCGCTCATTCAGGATAGCGTTGATGCGGCGGGTAACAAAGAGCCGCCGCGCCGCGCCATCCACGGCTACCTCGACGAGAACGTGCTGTTGCTGCATGCCGACCCCGAGTACAAGAACAAGATTAAAGCGGCAGCCCGGAACGCATCCGAACTCGCGGCGTGGATGGATGGCTCGTGGGACATCGTCGCGGGCGGCATGTTCGACGACATCTGGTATGAGCACAAAGACGCGATCGTCATGCCCCCATTCGACGTGCCGCCGGGATGGAAAATTTATCGGGCCTATGACCACGGCTCATCGAAGCCGTTCTCGGTTGGCTGGTACGCCGCCAGCGATGGCACCGATCTGAAGCTACGCGATGGGCGCACGCGCGCGACCGTGCGCGGCGACCTCTTCCGTATCCACGAATGGTACGGCTGGCGTGGTCAGCCGAACGAAGGCGCTCGATTGTTGGTCCCGGATATCGCGAGGGGCATCATTGAGCGCGAGATCAAATGGGGCCTCCGTGATCCGCAGGGCACGTGGACCCGCGTGAGCCGGGGGCCAGCCGATAGTTCGATCTTCGACGCCGATCAGAAGGCGACGACCGTGTCGATCGCCGACGACTTCGAGAAGCCGGTTACAATCAACGGGATCAAGTTCAAGGGTATTTTCTGGGAGCGCGCTGACAAGGGTCCGGGCTCCCGCGAGCAAGGATGGGAGCAAATCCGCAAGCGGCTCAAGGCGACCAAACGTCCGCCCGGCGGCTTCCGGGAGACCCCCGGGCTGTTCATCACGACGGACTGCCCGCAATGGCTCCGGTGCGTGCCTGTGCTTCCACGGGACGAAACCGAAATCGATGACGTAGACGACGACGCGGAAGATCATAACGGCGATGAAACTCGGTACATGCTCCGCCACGAGATCAGGACAACACGGTCGGGCCGCGTGGCGGCCTGAAATTTCCAGTGTCAAGGACATTGACAGAATATGGTTAATAGGCTAGAGAGCCTAGCCCCCGGAAGGATTTTCACATGGCACTTCCCGACAAGCACCCCGAGTACGTAGAGAGGCTGGGCGAATGGCTCCAGCTTTCGGACACCTATCAGGGCGAGCGCGCCGTCAAGTCGAAGCGGCTTGACTACCTGCCCGCGACCGAGGGAATGGTGCAGGACGGGATGACCACGCCCAGCTCCCCGGGCTGGCGCGACTACGAAGCGTACTTGATGCGCGCCTACTTCCACGACGTTGTCAAGGAAGCTGTCAAAGCCATGGTTGGCATCATGCACAACAAGCCCGCCGTGATCACGCTGCCCCCGCGCCTCGCCGGCATGATCGACCGGGCGACGATCCAAGGCGAAGGGCTCCAGATGTTGCTCCGCCGGATCAACGTCTCGCAACTCCTGTACGGCCGCTGCGGTCTTCTCGCGGACGCGCCGCAGGGCGTCGATATCGACAAGGCCACTCCCTACCTGTCCTTCTACGAGCCGATGCGGATCATCAACTGGGACGCCGGGCGCCTCAATGAGGGCCGCAACGAACTCGACCTCGTCGTGCTCGACGAAAGCGGCTTCCGCCGTGAGGGCTTCACGTGGAAGACCGAACGCAAGTATCGCGTGCTGACGCGCGGCGGCCCGGAGAGCCTTGAGAGCGGCTGGGAACGACCGCCGGAGGGCTCGCCGTATTGCGTGGCCGTGAAGGTCAACGACAGCTCCATGCCCGTCATGGAGGACTTCATTCAGCCGTCGATCGGTGGGCGCACGCTCCCGGCGGTTCCGTTCGTCTTCATCGGCGCCAACGATCTCGTACCCGAGCCCGAAGTGTCCCCGCTTCTCGGCCTGTCGAACCTCGCGCTCGCAATCTATCGAGCCGAGGCCGACTACAGGCAAACGCTGTTCACGCAGGGACAGGCCACGCTCGTCATCATCAACGGCAACGTTGACGATGCGGCTCCCGACAAACTGCGCACCGGCTACAAAGGCGTTATCGATCTGCGCATGGGCGGCGACGCGAAGTATATCGGCGTGCCCGCCGCCGGGCTCGGCGAAATGCGTCAGTCGCTCAAGAGTGATATCGATGCCGCCGCTCTGGCGGGCATCGCGTTCTTGGACGTAGGCAACGCGCGCGGCGAGAGCGGCGAAGCTCTGCGCATCCGCGTCGCGGCGCGCACGACCACGATTTCATCCGTCGCTCAGTGCGCCGGCAAAGGGCTTGAGCAAGCACTCCGGTATTGTGCTGCTTGGGTTGGAGAAGACCCGAACGAAGTCTCGGTCAAGCCGACCACCGACTTCGCCGATCAGACTGTCGCTGGCGCCGCGCTGCTCGCGTTCATGCAGGCCAAGCAGCTTGGATTGCCCTTGTCGCTCCGTTCGATGCATCGCATGATGCAGATGAACGACATGACGGAGATGGATTTTGCGCAAGAGAACGCACAAATCGAAGAGGAAGCCGCTTCCATGCTGGGCTCTATGGTGGGTTGGGGCCAGTCGGCCAGCGTCACCGATGATACTTTCTTGGATGACAGCGTTGATCCGGTTCCCGGTCCGCCGTCAGAAGGCGGCACAACTCCGCCCTCTGCGACCGTTCCGCCGCTTGACCCCGCCCCGCCCATCCCGCCAAATTCGAATGTGCCGATCGTCCCGACCGCTCGCGCAAAGGGCCACACCCGGGGATCGCCGGTCCCACTGAAGCGTAAGGTCGGCAAGAAGGGCGCGTCCGCTAAATGACCTTCGACCCAAACGAAGAGCGGGACCCGCATGGGCGGTGGACGCGTGGCGGCAACGACACGGGCGAGATCGCGAAAGTGATCGACCCGCGTGTTGTTGACGTGAGCGGCGACGACTGGAACAGGAAGACGGCGGAGCGGCTCGAAAAAGAGTACGCCGATGTACGGCCGGAGATTGACAAGATCGCGACCGAGGGCGTCGAAAAGCACGCGGGCGTTGCGCTCGGAGCCGAGCCCGAGGAAGAGGACGAAGACGCGCCTGTCGTTCCAGAGACATGGAGCGACTTGTCGGGCTCGCAACAGGAAGAGGCTGAGCAGAGCTATATCGATAACCACATCGATCAGGAAAAAGAATACGCTGTCTCCAATTGGCAGGAGAACGGCGAAGCCCTTGTGGAGGCCAAGCATGCTCTCGCTAACGATGACGACTTCAAGAGTGAGTTCCTGAGCGAGTTTCTCGCTGACCGCGAAGCGAACGATGAGGCACGCATCCCTTTCAGTGCCGGCGATCTCGCGGGCGCGATCCATATTGAGGCGGGTGACGAACACAACGACGATCCGGCGATCACATTCGACGACAAATATCTGGACAAGCCGGACAATTTCGCCCACGAAGGGCAGATGAGCTTCCCCGGGATTGAGCCGCAAAACCCGGCGGATTTCCTCACGCCTAAAATGCGCGAAGAGATCACAAATGCGCTGCTCGAAAAGTTTGAGGAAGAGGCCAAGTCCAAAGCGGAAAATATCGATCCGCCCGACTACCTCAATGAAGAGGCTCAGACCAACGTGCAGGAAGCATGGGGGAGTATGAGCGATGAGGACCAATTTGAATACGCAAAGGACCACGTTGACAGCCTCAAAGAGCAACTGGAAGAGCCTGCCAAAGTCGCGCGCACCCCGACGATTGACCTTGCATGGCCTGAGAAATTCGATCCGCTTAACCTGACCTCGGGTCGCGACTACATGCGGACGCAGGCACTCGCGAAGTACATCGCCGACAAGCGCGGAGCGCAGTTGATCACTCAGCGTACCGATGCGGGCCTCATCGGGCGCAAGGGGAGGCTTGACACTCCGGCGGTTATCTCAGCTAGGGCCGTGCTCAACGATCCGAACTCCAATCCGGGGAACGTGGAGAGCGCCAAGAAAATTATCGCCGACTTCGAAAACGTGTCGGGTGGCTGGAAGCCCCGCGACAAGTTCCTCGGGTCGGATGCTGACTACGAAAAGCTCTATGGGACCGGCGGCGTCGGCGCGAAGAAAGATGCGGCGTGGACCGAGCGCATGATGAAAGAGCTTCAACAGGTGGATTTCAAGCTTTGGTCCGGATGGAAGGGCAGCTCGACGAACGCGGAAGGCAGGCTGTTGCAGGTAGCGGCATCCGACGAACTCGGCGGCCGTATCCGCGACGCGCGCCCGCCCAAATGGAAAGACCCGGCGAACGATCCTCCGGAAGTGGTGCTCGCGAAATCCGTCGTGGGCAATCCGAACTCTACGGCCGAGGACACGGGAAACCATAACCTCGTCATCGCCGCGTACAAGGATGGGGCGCCGCCGGCTATCTTGAAGGCCATGTCGGACGCCGCGCAGGGCCACAAGACGCCTGAGACGGACAAGATGATCATGGACTATCTCTCCAGTTCGACCGGGGCCAAAGAACGCGCCAAGGCCCCGAACTTGGACGCGGAGAGCTTTAACGGCGGCTACATCCGCCTGCCCAAAGTGGTCATCGAAAAGAACGGCGCGGCCTCGACGACGGTCAGCCGAGACGTGGCCAATGGTTGGAATGGCACGTCGAACAACGCGCCCGAGGGGATCAACAAGAAAGAGAGCATCGAATACGCGAACCACGCCTACGCGGCGATCGGCGGCTACGAAGGCGTCAAGGCGGCGCTCCGTGCGAAGTGGGAGACGACGCAATACCTGCTCGACAAGGCCGACATCCCGGTTGTGCAGGCGTATCGCGGCATCACGTATGCGCACAAGCTCCCGGGCGCTGCGAACGTGGGCGACTTCAACCCGCCCGCGTCCGGGATTGTTAAAGAGAGTGGCAGTCAACAAAGCGTCAATCTCGCGGAGATGCCGGTCGGGGCGAGCGTTAAGATTTCATCGGGAAAGACCATCACTAAAGTCAGTGCCGAAGACTTGCCATCTGGATACGCGAAGGGCACGGGCAAATGGACTTATGCGGAGCCCAAGGAAACACAGTCACGCATCGTGTTGCGCGCGGAAGTACCGCGCACCGCTGTCGTGTCTGTGCCCGCCTATGGCGTCAACGTCAAGAGCGAGCAGGAAGTGGTCGTCGTCGGCACCGGCTGGAAAGGCTGGGACGCTTGGTCCGGCCGCGCGCCCAGTTTCGAGGAAGTCCCGATGCACGCGCCGGCTCCGGCAGCCCCGAAGAACCCGCAATCATGAAAATCGATCTCAACAATCTCCCGGGCAAGCCCAGCCCCCTCGGCGACCCCCATTGGCTTTCGGGCTCGGGCAGGGTTGACCGCAAGGGTATCCATGAGCGCTACAAGGCGGCGCATCTCGCGGAGATCAAGGCGCGTCCGCGCAAGCCCGCGCGCCCGGAGACAACCGCCAAGCTTGAGGCCATGTCGGCGCGCGTCAAGAAGACCGAACAGGCGAAGCTGGTCAGGGTTTGGAATACCGCGATCGGGATCATTGACCGCACGGAGCCCCGGCTCCGCGACCTCATTGAGCGTGAGCTGATCGACGTGGCGGGCATCGATCATACGCGTGTCGGGGACGCGATGCAGGCGACCGAGGACCTCATGAAGCTGATCCGCCCCGTTCGAACCAAGGCAATCAAGAAGGCCTTCCGATATCTGCGGGAGCATCTGTGATGGCGTATGATCCGAACGAACAGCGCGACCCGAAAGGTCAGTGGTCGGCCAGCGCGGGCGGCTTCGGCGCCCATTCCGAAGGGCCGTACATGGCCGTGGAGAAACCGGAGAACGCAGAGAAGGCGAACACGGTCGCCAAGATCGCTGCTCAGGTCGCGAAGAAACTCGATTTTGACCCGACCGGGATCAACATCTCGGATGAGAGCAAGACCTTCGAGTTGAACGGAAAGACGATGCCCTACGCTGGATGGGCGACAGTTCCACCGGAGCCAACGCTGACGACTAACCCGGATGGGTCGAAACAGGTCATCGGAGGCGGGATCGGCACCGTGACGTTGTTCACGCCGCACGTCGGGAATGACCCGGCCGGGATCGCTGGCGTCACGGCGCACGAAATCGCGCATCAAAAGTTCAACGCCCTTCTGAGCGACAAGGCGGTCGATCAGCTCAAGATGGCGCAAGACCCGGACTACGGCAAAGACACGCAATGGATCACATACGACAGTACCAACCCTGAGCATGTACGGATGAGCGTGAACGGGGCTATGGTTTCGTCACCGCAACCGGACGGGACCCAGAAAATCCGAGAGCCGGGCTTCATGAAGCCGGACGGCACGCTCAATGAGCCCTACGCGAGTAAGTATCCCGCGTATCAGCTCTACACGAAAGCGATGATGCCGATGGTCGCGGACTTCGCAAAGTCGGACGGCGTGTCCGACTACAGCAAAGAGTATTGGCAGGGCGTGCAGACGCCGAAAGTCGTAGAGTATGTGAAGGACGCCAACACGGGCGAGAAGGGCACGTATACGACGGCCTCCATCCCGCACCTGAGCGCGTTCCACGAAACCCTCGCGGAGATCGCGCGGCTCAAGTACGCGGGCCAGCCGGTCTACCATAGGAAACTCGGCGAGGTCGAAGGCAAACCGGTTTACTTTGCGCAGGGCACGAAAGGCGTCAAGCCGGCGTGGAGCACCCTCTACAAGGCGATCAATGAGAATTGGAAACGGCGGAACGGCAAATGATCGAACGTCAGACCATAGACGGGCGTAACGCGACCATCGCGTACATCACGGATAAGTTTGCGCCCGCGACCGCGAGCACTGCGCACTACGTGAAGGTATCGTTCGATGACGGCGAGACGCTGTTTCTGAAGTCCGACCCTCCGAAGGCGAAGGGCCTGCAAATCCTCGGCGCCTCGCTGGCGCAATGGGCCGCGACTTTCGCAGCGGCCGACGAGCACCGTATTGAAACGGCAATCCGAACTGGATTGCTCAGCGGATTTGAGAACACCGAAGTCGCGAGAGCGGTCGTCGGCAGTCAGCGCCTCGCGGGCGTAGACGGCGTCACCGAGATCACGCGACGACAGATCATCCAGCTTGCGCGCGTCACGCTCAAGAGAAAATCCGCATGAGCGGTGTTTCAGTGGATGTCCACTGAGGCCTACACGGAGGACTTACTATGTTGAAGACAATCTACGACACGGCCGAGGAAATTCCGGAGGGCTATGCCGCTCTCTACACGGAGCGGAACGGCAAATGGGAGTTGACCGGCGTCACGGGTGTCAAGACCCAAGCCGACATCGATCGCGTACAGGCCGCGCTCGTGAAGGAGCGCAACGACCACAAGGCGGTCAAGACCGCGTTCGCGCCGTTCGAAGGGCTCGATCCCGAGGTCATCCACGCGCAGGCGACCGAGCTGGAGGAAACCAAGGCCCAGCTCGCCGCCGTCAAGAAGGATGGCACGATCGACGAGACCAAGCTGGAGCCGATCATCACGGCCCGGCTCAAGCAGATCACCGCTCCGATGGATCGTGATCGGCTCGCTCTTGAGCGCCGGCTCGAAGCGCAGCAAAAGCTCGTGGCCGAAAAGGATGGCGAGGTCTTGAGCCTGAAGACCGCCATCACCACGGGCAACGTCGAGCGCGCCATCCGTGACGCAGCCGGCGAAGCCAAGATCGTTTCGACCGCGATCTCGGATGCTGTCTTGCAGGGCAGCCGCGTGTTCGAGGCGACCGAGGATGGCCGCGTCATCACCAAGGATGTCCCCGGGGTTACGCCGGGCTTGAACCCGCGTGAATGGTTCAAGGACATGCAGGAGAAGTCCCCGCATTGGTGGCCGGCGTCAGTCGGCGGCGGATCGAAGGGTGGCTCCGGCCCGGCCGGACGGGCGAATAACCCGTGGTCGCGCGAAGCTTGGAACCTGACCAAGCAGGGCGTCTACCTCAAGGAGTACGGCGAGGACAAGGCCAAGGTTCTGGCGGAAAGCGTCGGCTCGCACATCGGCGCGACCAAGCCGGCAGCGGCCTGAGCCCTTCGCTAACTGCCAGTTGAGTACGAGAGCGCGTCCGCCTAAAATGGCGGACGCGCTTTTTCCGTGCCCCGCAGGGGCATCGGCTTGCAAGGACTTCCCATGATCTTGTCTCGCACATACGCGTCGCGAAAGGAAATTCCGCAAGGCGCAGAAGCCCTCTATACGCCGACCGGCAACCTATTCATCCTGAACGGGGCGAAGCACGACATCGTCGCGGATAATCCGTGGGAAGGCGACAACTGGAATTTGACCGAGCAGGGGCGCTTCATCTCGCAATACGGGCTCGTGATCGCGGCTGCATTTGCGAAGATCGCCGGCACCAAGATCGGCGGCCTGAAGCCTCGCGCGGCGTATCAGCCGTCTCTCAAGGTCCTGATCCAGAAGCGCGATGTCACGACCAACATCTATCAGACCGGAGGCGGCGGCGGTGGGACCGATGACGCGCTCGTGGCTGGCCTCGTAACGAAGACCTGACCATGCATCTCGACAGCCCCAGCAAATCGATCGTAGTCGTTCTCGGCGAGGCCAAAGGCTCCGCCGATTGCGACATTACGCTTTCGTTCGAAGACATCACGCTGCCCTCCGGGTTCACCGCAGGCAGCTACGACTACACGACGAACGGCACAACGCCTGTCACCGTGTTGCCCGCTCCCATTTCGGGAACACAACGGCGCGTGCGCGAGTTCAACCTCTACAACAACGACGACATCTATCATACCGTCACCGTCTACTTCGTGGACGGCGGGGTGCAGCGCGTGATCTGGACCGGCGTGCTCTCGCCGTCGCAAATCCTCAACTACAATTCCGGCGTCTGGAACAACAACATCCTTGGGCCGGTCGGCCTAACGGGCGCGACGGGCGCGACGGGCGTGGTCGGCGCGACCGGCGTCACGGGCGGGACCGGCGGGACCGGCGGCACGGGCGCGACCGGCGGGACCGGCGGCATGGGCTCGACTGGGGCCAGCGGCCAAATCATCATTGCATCTGACATCAGTTTCGGCGCGACAGGCCCCGGCGCGACCGGCGCGAGCGGGCAAGTCTTCATCAACACCACAACGGACAATGTCTATCAATACGACAGCGGCACGAGCACGTGGATACTTCAAGGCAACATCCTCGGCGCAACGGGCGCGAGCGGCGGCATCGGTGCAACGGGCGCAACGGGAGGCACGGGAGGCACGGGCGGCACGGGCGGCACGGGCGGCACGGGCGGCGTCGGCGCAACCGGCGCACTCGCGTTCAACTGGCGCGGAGCATATTCCGCGATCACGACCTATGCCGTGAACGATGCGATGCATTTCACGGACGGCTCTGCGTATCTATGTATCTCGCCCACTGTCGCAGGGCAGAACCCGACGAACTATCCGGCGCTTTGGAGCCTGATCGTTTCGGTCGGCGCAACGGGAGCAACTGGCTTCACGGGGGCAACGGGCGGGACTGGCGGGACCGGCGGCACAGGCGGGACCGGCGGCACAGGTGGGACCGGCGGGACCGGCGGGCTCGGGCTCACGGGCGCGACCGGCACAGGCATCAACTGGCGGGGCAACTATTCGGCGCTCGCGACGTACAATGTGCTCGATGCGATGTTCTTCACGGACGGATCATCCTATGTCTGCACGGTCGCGACAACGGCGGGGCAGAACCCTGTCACGACCCCGTCGAGTTGGTCGCTATCATCGCGCGTTGGCGCAACTGGCGCAACTGGCGCAACCGGCGGCGTCGGCCCGATTGGCGCGACTGGCGTCGGCGCAACTGGCGCAACTGGCGCAACTGGCGCAACTGGCGCGACTGGCGCGACGGGCGGCGCGGGTGGCACGGGCGGGACCGGGCCGAAAGGCGCGACCGGGTTCTCTGCGCCGTTCACGTGGCTCTACGATAACCCGACCGCGATGGCCGCGCCGGGTACTGGAACGTTTCGCGTCAATAGCGCGACGTGGTCAAGCGTCACGACAATCGCCCTCGAATACACGACGGCTGATCCGGGTAACCCGAATGTCAGCACATGGCTTGCGACTATTCCGCCGGGCTCGACGCTTTTCATCCGAGATATCAACAATCCCGGATACGTGATCTTTACGACGGGCACCGTCACTAATGAAAGCCCCAGTACGTGGTGCGAAATAGCACTGACCTACGTCACTCAGTCCGGTACGATCTCGATCAGCGATACTTGCCAACTCGCATTTAGCAGTGGCGTCGGCGCGACGGGCGTCACGGGCGCAACGGGGGCCACGGGCGCAACGGGGGCCACGGGCGCGACCGGCGTCACGGGCGGCGTCGGTGCAACCGGCGTCGGTGCGACGGGCGCAACGGGGGCCACGGGCGCGACCGGCGTCACGGGCGGCGTTGGCGCGACCGGCGCGACTGGGGCGACTGGGGCGACTGGGGCGACCGGCGGCACGGGCGGCGTCGGCGCGACCGGCGCGACGGGGCTCACGGGCAATCTCACGTGGGCCTATTCGTCCACGACAACGATGGCTTCGCCGGGCACCGGAGCATTCCGTGTGGATAACGCGGCGTGGGCGAGCGTCGCTAACATCGCGATCATGGGCACATCTCATGACACTGGCAACCCGAATGCCTTTGCGTGGCTCAGTGCTATCAAGGTCGGATCGACGATGATCCTTCGCGATATCACGACGCCCGGGGCTTACGCGCTGTTCACGACTGGCGCGGTCACAAACAATACCACGTGGGTCGAGATCGCGCTGACGTTCGTCGCTCAGACGGGCACGTTCACGAACGGCGATATCTGCACGCTCGATATCGCAGGAGGCATCGGATCAACTGGCGCAACTGGCGCAACTGGCGCAACCGGCGTCACGGGCGCGACCGGCGCTGGCACCACGGGAGCGACCGGCGTCACGGGCGCGACCGGCGTCACAGGAGCGACAGGCGTCACGGGCGCGACCGGCGCAACCGGACCGGCTGTCGCGATGACGCAAGGCTCGCATAGTGCGAACTACACCACGGTCTTGGCTGACGCGAACGAAAGTCTTCTGCATCCGAGCGCTGATACGACCGCGCGCACGTTCACCATCGATAGCAACACGAACGTCGCATTTCCCATCGGCACGTGCATCACCTTCATCAATCAACATGGTGCGGGCGTGCTGACGATTGCGATCACGACGGACGCGCTCTATCTCGCGGGCGCGGCGGCCACGACAGGCAGCCGCACGCTTACGGCCTATGGTATCGCGACCGCGACCAAGGTCACCGCGACTGAATGGGTTATTTCTGGCGTCGGGCTGACCTAATGACCGTAGGACGTGGACAACAAATCTTGGTATCATTCGGCCCGGCGGCGGCAGCGGCGGGACTTTCGCTTGACGGAGCGGGGGTCTCAGCAACGAGTGGCTCCGCTGGCGCGACGACGCTTTCAGTAACGGGTATCACCACGACGAAAACGAACGATCTCTTGATGCTCGGAATTGCGGCTACTGGAAATGTGTCTGGAGTGACGCCTGCGGTCTCAAGCATAGCCACGGCTGGACTGACATGGACGAAGCGTAGCTCAACGGTTATGACCACTGCAAATGGGGCGAATGCAGGGTGGGTCACGAACATGGAAATCTGGACAGCCCCGGCAGCCAGCTTGCAATCCAGTGTGACAGCATTGATAACTCTCAACAACGCTGCCGCCGGCATCGCTGCGGGGGTCATCCCCGTTAACGGATGCAACAGCATCTCTAGCCCGTTCGATCCGCACACTGGCCTCCCCGCTAGTGCAGTCAATACGTCATCAACAGTTGGCGTGCAGGAGACAGCGACTATCAGCACTACAGATAGCCCCGGAATGGTCTACTCGTGGAATGTCAACCAGCAGGGCCAAGGCATAGGCGGTGCTGGAGGTCCATTTACGCGGTCGTTGCAGCTTAATGCCCCGGGTTCTGGTCGCGGCCCTATTCTCACACTGTTCTATGACTTCGTCCCCAGCGCCCAGACTAATTTGGTAGCCTTCTATGGCGCGGCCACTGATACCGTTTGGGCGAGTATCTGGGACGCCTTGCATTAACCAAATGGTTGTGCTAGGGCAGGGCTCCCCTCTGGAGACTGGCCCTGATGCGCTTTCATATTTTGGGTATCCCCCACACAATCTCGACCCCGCTCTATTCATCCTGCGCCTTCACTCAGAAGGTCGTCAAGATGTGCAAGATGCTCAAGGCCGAAGGTCACGAGGTCATCCACTACGGCCACGTCCGTTCGAAAATCGACGGTACTAATGTCGTGATCACAACCGACGCCGATCTTGACAAATCGTATCCCGGGCACGACTGGAAAAAGAGCGGCTTCCCGCCGTTCGCGAAGACCGACCACTGCTATGAGGTTTTCTACCAGCGCGCTAACGCGCGGATCAGCAAGTACAAACAGCCGGGCGACTTCCTGCTCTGCGCGTTCGGCGATTGGCATCGTCCTATCGCCGAGGCGCATCCCGACATGATCGTGGTCGAGAGCGGCATCGGATATCCGAACGGCACCTTCGCGAAGTTCAAGGTCTATGAGAGCTACGCGATCATGCACGCCTATCAGGGCAACATGGCCGCCGTCTCGGCGAGCAACGATTTTTGGTATGACGCCGTGATCCCGAATTTCTTCGACCTCAAAGACTTCGAGTTCTCGGCGCACAAACTGGGCTACTTCCTGTTTCTAGGCCGCGTCAACAGCGGCAAGGGCGTTCACATCGCCAAGCAGATCGCGGAGGCGACGAAGACCCGCCTGATCATCGCGGGTCCCGGCACACAAGAACCGCCGACTGAGTTCGTCAGCTACGTCGGCAACGTTGGCCCATTGA